TACTAATACAAAATTATTTGTTTTGATCAAAAAGGTCTCAAAACTTATTGTCAGCATAGTACCAGGCTTATTTACATAACTCAAGTCAATTTCATAGACTATACTATTATTATTAATAGTGTCCTTTTTATATATATTATTATATATACTAAAAAACAAAGGGCTAGTGATTTGTGTTAATGATGTTATATCAGAAATATCACTAAATCTAGTAAAAGTATTGAGACTAGTATCTCTATATAAATTACTAGAGGCATCAGATGGTGTTATAGTTTTAATTTTACATATTAAACCATTATAACATATATCAGACTCTGCTCCTGTGGTAAAAAAATTACTACTAAAATCTTTTGATATATAGTCTTTTATATTTAGTTTATAATAATTAGAATTAGGATTAATAACACTATTAGTCTGAATATTAAAATAATAATTTAAATTAAAAAATTTTCTTACATTAGTAGTTGTGATGTTTTCTACTAAATAATTATTTTCTTGTATATAATTATTGCTTATATCAGTATTTTTAATAAATAATATTTTACCAAATTTGTTGTTATCAGTAAAAATGAATTTTATGTTATTTTTAATATTATTTAATGTTAAAAAACAATTACTTACTGAAGGGGAAGTGTTAAGAGCAGTATTGTAGTTTAATATTATTATATTAGTATAGTTAGATAAACTAGACAAAAAAGAATGTGTATTATTAGTATAGTTAGGATTTGTGACTTTTGTTCTTATTAAAATTTTTGCTCCATCACTAACATTGTCTATTTTATTTTGTGTCAAAATAATATAGTTGAGAAGGGAGTTTGGGTTGAAGTTAAGCGCCATATAATTAGAAATAACATTATAATATTTATAACATTATAATATTTATAACATTATAATATTATAATATTATAATATTTATAAATTTATGATATTTATAAATTTATGATATTATATCAGTATTATTAAAATACCAATTTGTTGATAAATAATCTGCTTTTGTATCGCTAAGCTTACTTTCTTTGCTTGATTTAAGATTTGGACCTTTATACATTATTGAATTTATTTCGAAAGTTCCTATAGCATAATTATAATATTTTAAATTAGAAATAGCACCATCAAATCCTCCATTATAATTAACATATAAATTATCATAGTTTTGTTTAATAATATTTGATAATTTATGACGTTTTGTTAAATTACCATTTATGTAAATATCAACTACATTTTGCGCTGTAGTTCTAATTACTACACATACCCATTTTTTTATAGGAATACCATCTACATATATGTCATCATAATATGTATTATTATTATTTTCATTATTATGAAAAACATTTACTCTAACTAACATTCCTAAAAGGGGGAACTTATCTAACAAATTATCGCTAATATTTTTTTTACCATTATATAAATATACGCCCGGACAATTGTTTGGACCAAATATTCCTGTTCCTCCTTCCCCTTGTGAATTTGGTGAAGATCCTTTATTGAAAACGTGTTTAAAGTCAATTGTTTCTTTATAATCTGTATCATTAACATGTATCCAAAATGCGTAAGAAAATTCTATTCCTTCATATTCGTTAATACTGCGCAAAATAGGAATTGATGCTTTTTCGCCTAAAGACTGTGTAATAGTTACTCCTTCTGTTCCATCTTTTAATCCATATATTAAAAATGGTGTTTCCGATGGTGAAAAAAAGTAATATAATAATTTACTTCCAACATAAAATAATAAAGAAAAAATAATTATTATTGCTAATAAAAATGTAATTTTTGCTATCATTGTATTTGATGATAAAAAATCATTTGCCGATTTTAATCTTGATTCGGCAGTATATGGAATAGCTGCATTAATATTTTTTGAAATATTAGTAAATATACTTTCTGGAGGATTCATAATATTAATATATAATATTATATAAATTATATAAATTATATTTCAAAACTGCCTTTTTCTGTATTATACTCTAAAAAGCTTACTTTTAATCTATATTTATTAAATAATGATTTTGCTAATGATTTATCAATGCCTTCTTTATAAATATTGTATGCTTCTTGTGGATTTATAGAATCATTTTCATATCGAATTCGCGTAATAAAGCCTTCGAAGCCACTGTTAAGACCTTCATTATTTGCTGCGCCTGTGCCTTGAGCCATATTTCCTATATATATATTTTTTTTCTCACTTGTGCTATAAAAATTATTATATAATCCATGCATTATAAATGAATTTCGTAACTTTCCATCTAAATATACATCTAATGTTCTTGTGTCAACACTTAATGTTAAATTATTCCATTTTTGAACTGATATATTTGGTATTTTATATCTTGTGTAATTTCTTCTATTAACTAAAGCACTTCTTGCTCTACCCAATGAATTATTATCTAAATATGTTTCAATATCAATTAATAAATTGTTTTCATATTTATCTAAAGCAATATTTATATTTTTAGGTTTAATTTGGTTTAAACTAATATCTTTTTCAACTTTAGTGCTTAGTCCACTTAACATTGAAGCTAGTTCTGGTAATGTTGGTGCTTTTGAATCAACAGCCATATATAAGACATTTTTTTCGTTTGATATATTATTGCCCCAATTATCTATGTAAAACCATACACTTAATGTAAAATTTGATGAGCTATTTTCTGGAATATCTTTTGCCATTATTACATTAGTATTTGATACAAACAATGAACCTACTGTACTTTGTAGTTCTACTGGTGCGGCAGCATCACACATAACATCATAAATTATATTTGTTTTGAAAAATAGATTGCGAAGGCCCCATATTACCACAATAATCAAGATTATTACAATAATAATATTAAATATGCCCATATTATAATATTAAAATATTAAAATATTATAAATCTTAAATATAAAATCTTAAATGTAAAATCTTAAATGTAAAATCTTAAATGTAAAATCTTAAATGTAAAATCTTAAATGTAAAATCTTAAATGTAAAATCTTATTTGTTATTTGTTAAATTATATAATAACTCAATTGTTAGTGGACTTGTTATTTCACTATAATAGTTTATTTCTTTAATACTTCCATGTATTCCTTCATTTTCTCCTATTGTTACTTTATCGCCTTTAAAATATGGGGTTATATTTTTTTTTGTACCGACTAATTTACCATCTATAAAAACATCTATATTATTATTGGAATAATTAATAACAAAAAACAACCATTTTTGATGTTTTATATGTTTTCCTTCATATATAGTATCTAACTGGTCTCCTTTATTATTAAGTGTTCTAGATCTAACAATGATGGATTGTGATTTTCCATTATAATATATTACTGGTTTATAAGCATAATTAAATATTTCAGTATCTTTATTATAAGCTATTGATGTATTTGTAGGTTGTGGATTTATATAAACATAAAAACTTATACTATATGTATAATTGTATGGAAATTTGTTTATAGCTTTGGGTGGATCATAAAAACTTGTTTTTATATTATATATTCCATTATAATCATTTTTCAATAATTTAAAATTATAACCTTTTGTGTCGCTTATATTGTCTTTTGTTTGGTTAGTTATATCTTTAGATTCTGGAGCTATTTCTGTTAAACTATCAAGTGCTTTAAATAATGTATTTTCTTGCTTATTTAAATTTAATCTAGTTAATAACGCATCTATAGGATTTGTTATAATAGGATTGCTTGTGCTATCAGTTTTAGGTATTGGAATATCAATAGTAGAATTAACATTTTTGTTAAGATTTTGATATATACCAATAACCTTTTTTTCATTTAAATAATAAGGGTCTGTTCCTTTTAATAGGCTGCTTTTGTTAAGTGTTCTAAAATATTTAAATAAGAATGGCAATACAAATAGCAGTGTTATTAGTAGTAATAGTATAAAAAGTAATAAATATACGGGACTGGGTGTTAGTTTAATATCTTTATTGATTTCATCAATAACAATTAATAACAAACAAGGTATAAAGAATATAGTTTTTTTGATAATACAAATGTAATCATAAATAAAGAGAGACTTACTTGTATCACTGTATTCACAAGAGTCATCTGAACCGTGTGTTTTTATTGAAAATAGTGCGGCAAAAATTGCTAATACAACAATTACAATTGTTAGGCTTATTATTGATTGTGTAATACTAAACGAATTAGTATTTTTTTGTGAATATAGCACATAGTTGATTATGTATATAATACTTATTAGTATAAATAATAATAGCCCAATATACAAGAATAAAATTCTTAATGGTTTTAAATATGTGGTTTGAATTTTTATAGTATCTATATTATAACTAATAGCATCGTAACCTGATGAAGTTAACTCCTTATCACCGTTATCCCTAACTATTGCAAGTCTCTCATTTGGATTAATCTTATTATTATTATTATTTCTAAATACTAGAAACATAAAATAAAGGACTCCAACGCCTAACAATACTATTGCTCCTAATATTTCATAAGGTGTATTTTTTATTCCAAATGTATTGTAATAACTATTTAAATAATATACTAGACCAAATACTAGTAAAATGACTAACCCGTTAATGTATCTATAGTAAAAATATTCATAGTCGGAAGAGTCTGTTTTTTTGAATTTTATTCCATTAATTAACACATCTGTTGAAATACTTATACTATTTTTTAAGAAATTTACTGTTTTATCTGAATATTCACTAATTTTATTAAAACCAGTTTTTAATAATTGTGTCATTATTAGATAATATTAATAATATAAATTAATAAATTTATATTATTCACTGTTATAAATTTGTTACATAAAGTTTGTATACCAACTGTTACAAATTTTCATATGCTGTTTTTTTTCCATGACAATCTCTACACAAAGCTACTAAATTGTCAATAGCATTAGATCCTCCATATTCTAGTTTCATAACATGGTCTACTTCAAACCATGCCGGCAACTGTTTTTGGCAACTTTTACAATGCCAATTTTGTGAAGCCGCTACAAACTTCTTTTTGGTTTCACTTACACTTCTTTTTGTTGAAGTATTTCCAGATTGTAATATTTTTTGTTGCTGCTTTGTCATATTATTATAATTCGCATTTATTGACTTTTGTAAATGTTGAGACTCTCTATAGTTTGTTCCAGCACTAAAATTATAATTGTTATTTAATTCATTACTTATTGATTTAGATGTAAAATCAATAATTGGAGTTATAATACTAGCTGTGTTTCTATCTATTGGTAAATATTTAATGTAACCATTTGTATTAACTACAAAATCTTTATAGTTTGCGGGATTTTTCTTTATAAATAAATATATACATAGTCCAACAAAAGCGATTAGTCCCATTTTATAATATTTTTCATAATTTTTAAGTTTAGCTAGTAATTTACCTTCAAAGTATGTATTAAGCAATACAAAACCTGTTATAGTTAATATGAGCAATTCAAATTTCATATTTATTATTAATAATTATAATAATATATTAATTATAGTAAATATAATAAATATATTATTATAATTATACTTTAAAAATTTATGATGAAAAATTTATTATGAAAAAACTATTATTTAAAGTTAATAGTGAGTCCAATTATTACTAATACTAACACCACGACTAAGCTCCCAAAAATGTATTTTTGCTTATTTCTGCTTTCTTCATATTTTTTTAGCTCCTTAATTTTATAGTTTTCATAATATTTATTCATTGCGTCATAATAAGTTATTTCTGGTTTCCCTAAATAAATATTTATTTTATTATGTATAAAATGCACCCATTTTACAAATGACTCACGAGAGTCTAAATATGGTGTAACAGGATAAGCATCTAAAAATTTACTAAATACATTACCGATGTCACTAATTGGTAAAAATAATGGTAAATTTGTTATAAAGTCATAATATTTCTTTTTTGTTGAATCATTGCTATTGTTAGGATAACTTAAGGCAATTGTATATAAAACAAACCAATAATGTGGTCCCCATATTATTGGATTTAATACATTATTATTTGACATATTATTATTTGACATAACTTATAAATAACATTAATAAAACTATTGCGTGTTTTTACCATAAAACCTATTAAATGTGTATTTTAAATAAATATAAAACAATAACACGTTAATAGATTAACTTACTATTTACGCTAATTATGAGTATTAAGAAGCAAGTATTTTGCAACAACTGTGGCAAATTAGGACATTTATTTCATAATTGTCGTGTTCCTATAACAAGTATTGGAATTATTCCATTACGAATAGTTAAAAAGTTGAATCTTGATTTACAAGTTATTGAAAATGTTATTGAACTATTAATAATAAAGCGAAAAGACAGCTTGGCCTTTATAGATTTTATGAGAGGTAAATATATTATGGAAGACAAAAATTATATTTTAAATTTATTAAATAATATGAGCATAAATGAGAGAAGTTATTTGCTAGACAATGATTTTGACACAATATGGAGTTATTTATGGAATTATAATACAAATAATTTATACAGAAATGAAGAAAAGTTGTCAAAAATAAAATTCAACAAATTAAAATTTGGCTTTACAAATATTTTAGAAAGTTACAATTTAAAAGATTTGGTAGATTTATGTGATAAAAAGTATAGCGAACCTGAATGGGGATTTCCAAAAGGCCGCCGCAATTATCACGAAAAAGATATTGTGTGTGGACTACGAGAATTTGAAGAAGAAACAGGATATAAAAAAAGTGATATTGAAATTTTTAATAATATTGTTCCATTTGAAGAAATTTTTACAGGATCAAATTATAAATCCTATAAACACAAATATTTTATTGGTATTATTAGTAATAATACTATTCCATTAGCTAACTTTCAAATTTACGAAATTAGCGAAATAAAGTGGGTTCCTATTGATGACGTACATAGTTATATTAGAGATTATAACTATGAAAAAACAAATATAATAAATGATTTAAATAAATTATTAAAAACATATAGATTATATATATAATATGAATGTCCCTGAAGAAGCAGAACCTAATAAAGACGTTATTAATGATTTACAAGAAGAAGAATCAATAGAACCAATGGAAGAACCAATAGAAGAGCCAATAGAACCAATAGAACCAATAGAAGAGCCAGAACCAATAAAAGAGGCAGAACCAATAGAAGAGGCAGAGTCAATAGAAGAGCCAGAGCCAATAGAAGAGCCAGAGCCAATAGAAGAGCCAGAATCAGAAGATGAGGAATCAGAAGATGAGGAATCAGAAGACGAAGAAATGGATGAAGGAGCTGGTAAAAAGGAAGAAGAAGACACAGACGAAGACTTGGACGACGAAGACTTAGATGACGAAGACTTAGACGACGAAGACTTAGACGACGAAGACTTAGACGACGAAGACTTGGAAGACGAAGACTTAGACGACGAAGACTTAGACGACGAAGACTTAGACGACGAAGACTTAGACGACGAAGACTTGGAAGACGAAGACTTGGATGAAGAAGATGAAGACTTAAGTAGTTATAATAGACAACCTTATAGGAAAACGAAAACCAATAATTTAAAATTGGCGCAAATGTTTCAAGAAAATATGAATAAATTAAGCTTAGATAAAAGTGAATTAGTAGAGCTAGAACAAAATGTTAAAACCAAGAATGATACAAAATATTTTTTAAACGCAATTGAGTTATTAAATATGAAAGAATTAAATGATTCTTTTGATAAAAATTATAAATTCTTATATCCACATTTAGATGATGAATTTTTCAATATAAAAATAGCATATAAAAAAGAATTTGCCGAAAATAAATTACAAGTAAATTTAGATTCTGATTTTGAAAAATTAAGCAATGAAATATGCGATAAGGATTTTGAGCTAGCGCCATATCAAAAATTCATAAAGAATTTTTTATCATCAAATACACCATATAATGGCTTGTTACTTTATCATGGACTAGGCACGGGCAAAACTTGTTCAGCAATAGGTGTTGCGGAAGAAACAAGAAAATATTTAAAATATATGGGTTATAATGAACGAATTATAATAGTAGCCTCTCCAAACGTCCAAGAAAATTTCTATTTACAGTTATTTGATGAACGAAAACTAGAATATAAAAATAGTAACTGGACTATTAATAATTGTGCTGGTCAAAGCATATTGGATGAGATTAATAGCACGCATAAAAATTTAACACACGAGAAAGTAGTAAAAATTATGACAAACATAATAAATAATTATTATTTATTTATGGGCTATACGCAGTTTGCAAATCTAATAATAAAGAAATCTAATCCTTCAAATCCTTCAAATCCTTCAAATCCTTCAAATCCTAGTACTACATTAGATAACACACAAAAAAAGAAGATGGCAGAACGATTACAGAAATTCTTTGACAATAGATTAATAATAATTGATGAATTTCATAATATAAGGCAATCTAAAGACAATACTAACAAGCTGGTTTCAAACGAATTGCTCAAGCTTGTTAAAAATGTTAATAATTTAAAATTATTATTTCTATCAGCAACACCTATGTTTAATGATTATAAAGAAATTATATTTTTGATAAATATATTAAATATGAATGATCGGCGTAGCATTGTAGATATTAAAGATATATTTAATAGTGATGGTTCTTTTTTAGTTAATAGCAAAGGCGAAGAAGTCGGATTACAATTATTTAAGCGAAAAATAAATGGATATGTTAGTTATGTTAAAGGGGATAATCCTTTAAGTTTTCCTTTTAGAATTTTACCAAATGATTTTTCTCCATCTAATAGTATAAAAACAAAGACTTATCCGCAATTTAAAATTAACGCTAGTCCATTAACACAATCAATAGAACTATTTGATATATATATAAATGAAGGCATCTCTCCATATCAAGAATTTGTATATAATATTATACTAAAAAATAATATGTCAAAATTTGATGAAGACAAACTAAATAATATGGACTCCTTTGGTTATACATTATTACAGAAACCATTAGAAGCATTAAATATTGTATTTCCAAATAGCAAATTAGAATCGTATTTTGAAGAAAAATTGGCTTATAATGAGCATAACATTACACAACTATTAGAAACACTTAACTTAGAAGAAATAAATACTTTGTTTCCTATTAAAGAGGTCGTTGGTAAAGCAGGCATTAATAATCTTATGAGCTACCAAGAAAGTTATGCGCCCAAATCAAGGTACAACTATAGTTATAGAGCTAGCTCTAGTCCCAACATTTTTGATATTAATAACATTGGTAAATATAGTTACAAAATTAAATCAATAATAGACTCTATTATACATAGCAATGGGCCTATTATTGTATATTCACAATTTATTGATGCTGGATTGATTCCAATTGCCTTAACATTGGAGTCTATTGGATTTACAAGATATGGAACTAATAAGTCACTTTTTTTAACACCTCAAAGCGAAGAATTAGATGTAGTTAGTTATAAGAAAAAGTCTGAATTAGGCATTGGATCAAAATTTCATGGTGCCAAATATATTATTATTAGTGGTAATGAGAATTTATCCCCTGATGTTGTTGGTGATTTAAAGGCAGCAACAGACTCAAATAATAGTGATGGTAAAAATGTTAAGGTTATTCTACTTTCAGCTGCGGGAAGTGAAGGTATTGACTTAAAATTTATTAGGCAAGTTCATATTTTAGAACCTTGGTTTAATATAAATAGAATAGAGCAAATTATTGGACGAGCAATAAGAACGTGTAGTCATAAAAATATGCCGTTAAAGGAACGAAACGTGCAAATATTTATGCATGGTACATTATTGCATAATAATAATGAGTCGGTTGATTTACTAATTTATAGAAAAGCAGAAGCAAAAGCAAAAGTTATTGGTGCTATTAGCCGAATATTAAAAGAACATTCTATTGATTGTATGCTAAATTATGAACAACAAAAATTTGATGAAAAACTACTTAATAAAAAAATAACACTAACACTTTCAAATAATGCTTCAATTAGTTATAGCATTGGTGATAAATCATATAGTCCATTATGTGATTATATGGCTGAATGTAGTTATAAATGTAAGCCAGAATTAGAAGACTATAAAACAAAAATGGGATTAACAGGAGACATAGAAGAAAATAATTCTTCTTATAATGAATTTTTTTTACAAACCAACAATGAAGCAATAGTGAAACTTATTAGAGATTTATTTAAAGAGAAATATTTTTATACTAAAGAATATATTATTAGTTATTTAACTAGTTTTAATAATTATTCAACAAATCATATAAATAATGCTTTGGATCAGTTAGTAAATAATGAAAATAGCTATATAACAGATAAATATAATACATTAGGGAAATTAATAAATGTTGAACACCTTTACATTTTTCAACCGTCACAATTAAATAATGATGCTACTATTTTTGAAAGATCTAATCCAATACAGTCTAAGCCTGACGGAATAGCATTTGATCTTCCCGAAACATTTGATGTATTTGATGATAAAGCAAAACCAGTATATGTAGACAAAACCGAAGTTGAAAAGTCGTTAAAGCCCGAGCCCGTGAAAACAAAAGTTGTAAAAACTAAAATAAATTTTACATTGTTTGATAATGACTATTTATCAATTGAACTTATTGATAATGTAAAATCGCTAATTATTGAACTTGAAATAAATTATAATTATATTACTAACATACAAACAAATCAATCAATAGATGATAATAAATATATACATTATGGGTCAATTATTAAATTATTAGAAGAAGAATCGGTTTTAGACTCTAATAGCATACAAAAATTAGCAATTGCTATTTTACTAGATGATTTGAATATTGAAAAAACTACTTTATTAGTGAATTATTTATTAAATAATGGTTATGATTTAAAGGGACTTTCAAACTTTGAAAGCAAATTAGCAAGTTATTATGAGGAACATTTTATAACGTCTATTAATGGTAAATTGCGCGCACTAATAGTACCACAAAAAAGCGAGTTTAAAAATTATACATTATACATAATAACAAAAAGTAAAGTTCCTCATATTAGTGGTTCTAATATGTTATTAACATTAGGACAATCCGAAGACTATGATGATTTTGCTGAAACTATTGTTAAGACAAAGGTTGCGTCACTAGACTTGGCGCAATCTCTCGGGTTTTTGGCGTTGGCAGAAAAAAATAAACAAGAATATATTACATATTTCAAAATAAAAAGCGGCACAAACAAAGGAGCTCGCTGTAGTCAAGCAGGAAAAGCACATAGTGAAAAAATATTTGTTGCTATTGGAGTTTCTAATAATATTATTGAAAAATTAAAAAAATATAATCAAAT